AAAGGCTCCTGCTTTTCTTGGCTAAGCATAAAAGCTCACTCAGACAACAGGCCGATCATACATGCACCGATAAAACGATACATGCAGAGGATCAAGCGGTTGCCAACGTTTAGACGCGACTACTTTGCCGCGCTGGACGAAGACATCAGGGTCCTGTTGCGGTGATAACAAATTCCGCAACAATCTCCTACTTCCATCGAGCCGACTTGGGGTTTGGACCCCACGTGCGTAATGCACTTTCGTCTCGAACCGATGGAGGTGCCGATTCCACCTTACATTCCTCAACCTTTTACGATCGAACAACTTAGGGTGGATGCCCACGTACGAAACCTCATCATCCACTGGCGGTAAAACGCCATATATGGACTCGAGGTGCTCGTATATGAGGGTGGCCGTGTTATGGTAGCCTCGCTCGTACAACTCGAAAGCGTACGAGCTCCACGACAAAGCCTCAGCAATGTCCCGTTTTCGGGAAGGTCCCTGGTTTCGGAAGCGGATCGGCGTAACGTCTACACCTTTGTAGGCATCGACGCCACACGACTCGCGGAAGAAACCCTGTCGGAAGCTTTTATCGACGTTCACGCGTAGGTAGGATTGCTCCAGCCTACTGACGACGGCATCGAAGTGCTGACTTGGCACCACAATGTCGTCGCCATAAACGTAGACGCTCTTAGCAGCTTCGACAACAGCGGAGTCAAACCCGCTGAAGGACTGACCGGACGAACGGCATAGCTCCACAGCTATGGACGTCACACAGATGCTCCAAAAAGCCATTGCTTGAATAGGAAACGTCAATGCGCTTCCCATCGCAGCGAACTTCCTGATAGGGAAAATTTCCCCAGTGGGTAGTACCACCGCATCTGTCCGTAAGGCCTGCAGGAATACACTCAACGGCGTATCTTCGAAAATTCGAGAGACGACGACGTCGGCTAACCTATCGGAGGCCTCCTTAAGGTCCAATGTGGCCTTTGCCCGAGACAGACTAGACTCCAGTGCTAAATGCTGGTTGACAGTCTGATCAGTGAAGTTTACGTGCCCACCCAATAAAGGGTGATGCTCGATATAAGGGTACAGGAGTTTCTTGAACCCTTGCTGGATGTACTGTGTGTACATCGGCTCTTCACATATAAGGCGAGGGCCCCTAGAATCCTTCGGCACAGCTACTAGCTTAGCCGGAAGATCCTTGAACTTCCAAGTACGAACGACATCTTCGTCGTCCGAATCCTGGTAGGGGGTCGGCACCCGGAAGAAATCCTCCGGGTGGAACATCTCACTGGGCTTGAGAGGAAAAATGGTGGCTAACCACTTCTCTTCAGCCCTGTATCCGTCCGCGACGGCGCCTGGTCCATGTTGAGGACTAACCTCAGACATGACGAAAGCCTTCATCCTAAATACGCGGCTCATTACCCGCTTCTCTAGAACAAACTCCGACTGGCCTAAGCTAGTCGGAAGGCTCTCGTCTACTCGTTTGAAGGACTCAATGTGAGGTCCTGGGTCGGGCATTTCTGCGTCCAGCTTGTAAAGGCTATAGCAAATTTGCCTAATACCCCGAATAGCATCAGGTGCCGCATCACAGTGTTCTCTAAGCAGTCCGTCAGGAGTGAATAGTAGATCGAACACACATCCGAATAGCTCGGGTATGCGTGACCCCCGTCTGGTTTTAAACCCAGTTGGAGGTTCGAAAGATCCACACTCCAGAGCGCGTTCAAGCGCTTTTGCCAACTTAGGCAATTGGACTGATAGAAACGGCAATCCTTCGTGCATGAATCGTTTTGACACTTCGTTTGTGTCACGATCACATTCACGGCGGATCCGTCCGTTGCTTGGGCTGTGATCCCTGTCTCCGAAGCAATTTGGAAACAGTTGGCCATAAACATCCCGAACGAGAGACTCTACAACGGTCGTGAGACCAAGCTTTTCAGCACCGGGCATGGCCCTTCCTTGCAAAGAGGATGGTAATGCTCTTGGCTGATTGCCTAACAGCTTGCGCTGTCAACTCACGCGCCACCTCGGAGAACCTGATCGAGGTTTGCAACACTTGCTACAACCCCTGTGGCTCCATCCGTGAGAAAGTCAACCAAATTAATGGCTTGATCACGGATGTTTTGGTCGTCAAGACCATTCACGACAGGCACTGTGAAAACACATGCTACCTGTGTGAACATAGGCACGGCAAGGTCTGCTCCACCCATGAAAGGGTATCTGAGCGTAATAGCATGCCTGTTGATGAGAGCACCGTCACTCCGACGAGTCGAAGTGGTGTTCGCAACATGCAACTGGCGTGTTAAGCCGATTGCGTCTGCAAGCACGACGCGCGTGCTCGAGCCAGCCGAACGAGACGTAACTGCATAATCAACAGTTGTCCCGTCTTGGTTACCGAGTGACAAAGTATCGGCAATCATTCTGAGTCTCTCCTCTTACCAACGAATTGGTTACAAAATGGGCATAACGGCGGATAACAGTTAGTAACTGTTACTGCCCAACAAAGCCAAACATGTGACTAGTTCTCGAGTACTGAGGCCCGAGAAATCCGCGACATAAAAGTTTGCGGGTTTTGGAGGTAACCCTGGAAATCGTTCGTAACGAACGATCTGCGTGAACCCCTCTGGTTGGCTGTACGTAAGTCCGTTGGGACCGTCGTACCGATGCCGTACTCTCCAAGTTACGACATCACGCCTGGAAGTGGAGACATTGTAAATCTTCCACAAACCCTCTAGAGGGCGAGTCTTTACCGCGCGCCTTAAAGCGCGTCCCGCGTGGATAACATAGTCAACCACGAAGGATAAAGGTAGAGCATCCCAAGCTACGAGTAACGGGTTTCCGAACCCGAGCGCAGCTAAGGTAGCGCGCGTCACAGCACCAATGGACTCGGTGTCCAAATCGGCATAGAGTTCACCTTTCATGATAAACTCGCTGTAACGCTCCGTCATGGTTATCTCAACCCAACCGGCACGTCCAGCACTCTGAACGTGAGTCGTAGGCAAGACCCCATGGTCGAGCTTGCGCTTTGCGTAAAGGTACTGAAGCACCCCACGCGCCGCGTCCAATTCCTCGAGTCGATCCTTAACAACTCCTAGGAGGTTATACATTCGTGTAAGATCTCCTATGAGCGGCCGCCAGGCCAACGTAACGCTTAGGTGGCCTCGAGCCACCAAGTTCCACGTACGTCTGAGCTTCCGTATGGAAGGGATCAGGTCCCCCAGCTCCCGCAACTCGATTAAGAAGTTGGGAAGTGAGAGCTCTTGTGGGATTTGCTGGGAAATCTCCCAGAAGGCGGTTAACGCCCAGTCCCAGAACTCGGGGTCGGAGGCCTCAACAGCCTGTCCGGCATACCAATCAAACTTCATCGGGTCAAACCAATGGGTGATTGGCCAAGAAGGACGCCATTTGTCTTTGGTGTCCAACTCCCAATTACCCCAAGTCGCGTCGAAATGCCCTTTCACCATTTTGTGGTGGAGAACATAACCTGGCTTACGATGCCAACCACAGTGTTTGTGGTACTCGACTGGGTGAAGCTGATCATAAATCTCCGATCGGTAGGATTCACACTCACCGAAGTCTTTGGTGAATGTACTCTGAAAACGCTCCCGATAACCTATCCAAAGGTTGTCAAAAGCGTCTGATCGGAATCGATAACGCAAAGTCGCCGGGTCAATACTCGGCGATGGCTGGACAGACAAGAA